GCTATCAGTGCAGCGGTTGCGTCTGCCGCAGCTCCGCAAAAAATTCTTATCATTCCTGCTGTTGTAGTTCCGGTTGCGTGCATGTGTATAGTGTCAATTCTTGCACCGCTGGCGCCGGCAGTGAAAACAATAACTGCTGACGCTCCTGTCAACGCAGAATTTGCAGTTGTAAGAGACGCGAATGTATTTTTCGGTATTGATGCATATTGCGGAGTTGTAGCCATCTTAAATAGTTCCTATAAAAATGTTAAAAAGGTCTGAACCTGTAGACCCTGCTTGCCCAGCAGGCCCAGCCGGTGCGCTTAAGCTAACAGTCCACAAAGATTGTGTACCAGAGCCATTCATTTGCGTTATGTTTACAGTCAATGCACCGGTCTCCGTGTTATACGCTGTGATATCTCCATGCATCCAAATTGTTGGGGTTGTTGTGTAGGAAATTTTTACAGACATGCCAACAACGAGAGATTTACCGGTTTGTATCGTCAGAGATTTACTGCCAGTTCCGACTAATAAAGATGTTGTACTGGTTGCCGACGTGCTTGGTGCAGAAACAGCACTCGCAGCACTTGCAGCGGAATCACTTGCGCTTGTTGCTGCAGACGTAGCGCTTGTTGCTGCATTTGTTGCACTTGTTGCAGCATTTGTGGCACTAGTCGCAGCATTTGTAGCACTCGTTGCCGCAGACAACTTGTCAATATTTACTTCACTTGCGACCGTGTTTGCCTGCCCGGCCCATGTGTTTTCTTCTATAATCAACATGGGCAAAGCGGACATCATGGCATCAGCTTTAGGAACATATGTTTCTGGTGTGTCGGTCGAGCGATTTGGCGCGTCAGGAAGTGTTGTGATTACTTGAGAAATTATTGACATATTAGATTAAACCTTCTATTTCAATGCTGCATGTAGAGAAAGCCGGGTGCGGGATTTCTATGTTAAAGTCGTTATATTTACCAAAAATAAAAGACGATCCAAAACTCAGAGAACCTAGATAAACGATCGGAATAGCACGATATCCCGCTAAAACATTATGCAAAGTATCAACAAAGTCATTATCTACTTTCATTATAATCTTTGCTGTGCGACTGTAAGCGCCTTCTTTGAAAGTCTGATTACCGAAATCATCAGTAGTCTTTATCGAGTAGTCTTGAATTCCAAGAGACATACCGTATTGTGTTCCACCGAGCTCAAGCAACTTGCCAAAATATAAAAGTCCACAAAGTACTGTTTGCCCGGCTCCAGTAGTTATTGTTACTGTCAATGTTGTATTCGCGTAAAGCGGCATGTCAGTTATCAGAATATCAGTTTTGCGTATTATAGGCTCTGTAAAATACGAATACCAATCCTGTATGCCTGAATCTGCAACGCCCGATATTGTCTTGTCGTAGACTGTGCCATCAATATCATCTACCATCTTCACACGAACAGAAGCTGCATCAATATTGCTAAAAAGCAATGCTTCTGTGTAGCCCGATGTTGAATAGATGTTGACTATATTATCTACATTTGACGTTTGACTTGAAACCGCTGAATCATGCATACGCCATCGATTTGTACTGTCAGCACGTGCCCAATGATTATTGTTTGTTGTTGGCGATACGCCCGTTATTGTGGTGCTTGCTACAGTTTGGGACACGCTAACAGTGTAAGTGCCCGCCCCGCCTGTGCCTGTGCCAAGTGCAACAATTGTGGTATTTGCAGTAACGCCCGTGCCGGACAAAATATGCCCAATTTCATAACTGCCTGTGACAGTTCCTCCGACTGTCAAAGTTGTACCGCTGATTGATGATGCAGTGGATACGCCGCTGTCAAGCAGTGCTTCATATACATCATGTACAGTAGCAAAACCTGTGTGCGTACCGGATTGCGTACCACTGGTGTTGATACCTTGACCGTTGGGCTTTATTGCAAGATTGTATGTTGAATCAGTCAAGCGCCGCACATAATATATTGTTCCTGGTACAACCCCGGTTGGCAGAGAACCTGTAGTTGTAAAACGGATTGGGGTGTTATCAGGCAATTGCGATTGAGTCCAGGTCACAACGCAAGGAGCAGAAATGCTAAGTGTCACTGTAGCACTTGGTGATACAACTTGCCTGCGGGCACCGGCTACAACTGCTTCTGTAGTCGAGTAAGTCGGGTAATCTGCTTCTGCTACATTGCTACTGACAAGATGAGTATCAGCAATAATCATTGGGGAAGCAGTTATCATTGATCGTATGATATGCATTATGCTGCCCTGATGGGTGGCATTCCTTGACCATCCCATTTTTTGAATCTTCTGTTAGTTTCGTTTGTCGTGATAGTCAAAACTTCAATCGCTGACGCCATCGCATCAAGATTTTGTTCTATCTTGCTTGTCTCGCCGCGATTCAGAACCTGCTCGTTTTTGTGCAGAACTGCCAGGCCAGTGGCCTTGGTTTTTCCACCAGAATCGAAGCTAGCAAGGTTGTTATCACGTACAAATTTATCAATTTCTGATTGTGTCGCCAATCCTGTTGAAGCAATACGTGCAGATGATATGCCAAATTGTTGGGCTGCATTAAATATCTCGATTGGAGAATGTGTCCGTCCAAATTCCAGAATATCTGCATCTGATATTGTGGCAGGCCTTTGTACTGTCGGAACAGGCCCTTGCACTGACGGAACAGGACCTTTTATTGGGACATTTGCAGCAATATTAAAAGCAAATAACGCATCTGCAACACTTAAAACTGATTTGTCTATTTTGTTAAGTGCATCAAGCTGATTCTGTGAGTTTTGTAGTATTTCATCGAGTCGTGATATCTCTGATTCGAATCCTTCTTTTGATGCTTTAACAAGCTTATCAAGAGATCGTATATTGTCATTGAAGACGCTATCAAGATTTTTTCGTATTTGCCTCAACGCATCAAGTGTGCGTTCTTGAAGCAACAATTCAGCGTCTGTCACTGAATTTAACGATTTCAGTATCTGTAAATTTTTAGCATTGAAACGCTGTTCTTCAAGTTTTGTCGTGAATCCGCGGCCTTTCTTTGATAATGCTGCTATAGCATCACGCAGCGCAGGTGAACTCAAATCACCTGTTTTTGCTTGTGATCTTGCTGACTCGATGCTTAATTTACTTGCACTTGAAATAGAAGATTTAAGCAGTTTTGATAAACTTGATAAATCTCTTACTGAAACTGATACATCTTTAATGCGCTTATCTGATTCTTCAATAGCAAGATTGTATGCTTCTGTAAGTGCAGTTCTTTTTGTCTCGAATTCAATTAACTTGTTATTATGCTGCTCTGTGATTGTGTTGCGCTCAAATTCTACTGAGCGTTTTAATGTATTAAAAGCATCAGTCAGTTTTTGTGCATCATCCAGTTTTTCTCCGGCTTTTGCGAGCTTCTCTGTGTAGTCAATTACTGCGATAAAAGCAGGGGCAATTGATAGCAGACGGAAACGTAGATCATCATTGGTTTGTACAAGATTTTTAAACTCTTCTTTTGTTATATCTGCTGATAGACCCATTGCAGTTAATGAATCTGTTAATTGCTTCTGAACGGGCGCGATTCTTTCTGCTTCAGTCAGAAAATTATCAGAAAAAAATGAAGTGCTTGAAATTATATTATTAATGCCTCCGCCGGCTTCTACAAGTGAAGCTCTTTCATCTATAGACAAGCCGCCCAGTAGCGTTTTTGCTAAAGCAGCGCTTCCGCCGAGATTTATTATTCCCTGACCTAACGCATTAAATTCATCATTAAATCTGGATATAGCTTCTGTCGCCGTTTCCCCGAATCTTGATAATCTGTCGATTTCGGGGATTAAACTATGAGCCAGTTCGTCAGTGATATTTGATATTTCTCTACCGATTTGCTCTTCTGTAAGCGCCTTGCCGTTTTCTGATACAAGTTCGATCTGGTGATTAAAATCGTCAAGACCAGCAGTGCTCAAGCCCAGATTTTCTCCAACAGCTCTGAAACTGTCAGACACTGCTACAGTCGTTTGATTGATAACTTTAACAATATCGCGCGCATTTATTGCGACGCCGTCGGCAAATTTTGCAAGACTTCCGGTTGCATTTAAAATATCATCAGTAATCAAATCAACGATGATTGTGCCGCTTTTGCTGCGTCTGAATGCTCCACCAGTGGCCTTGAACCGCGTGCTCAATTGCCCGGATTCAAATCCGCCAGCTCCTATTTGGCCTGTTAGCTTTGTCTCTTTTTGTTTTAGCGGGCTTCTACCAAAAAGCGAAGAAAGTATGCCGCCAATCAGCGGCACTTTTTCAACACCACCAAGCCTTTTGTCTTTTGCAAAAATCCTGAAAATTTCGTTAACTGCAAAAAGAACAATTGCAGGACCTGCAACCGCAGCAATTGAAGCCCCGGCAGAAGCCGCACTTGCAGCAGCAGCGCCAGTCGCGCCAGCTTCGACGCCTGCTGCGACGCCGCCGATGACATCTCCTGCGATTCCGGATCCAAACGCTGCAAGCGTACTTGATCCAGTAGCTGCCCCTAGTCCGCTAATTCCGGACCCGAGAATGCCGGTTGTTCCGAAACCGCTTGACGCAAGGCTTAGCGCGTTTGATCCGAGTGACGCAAGACTAAAAGATGAACCGCCTCCGGTACTTGCTGCTGCTGATCCAGCAGCGCCAGCCAGCCCAGCAATTCCTGACACTTGGGCAATTCTCAAAGCTGCAAACTGTGATGCAATTCTACCTACAGCTATACCCACATTCTTGATAAGTCCTTTCAAGCCATCATTAAAAAAGTTGAAGATACTGTCAGCGAGAGAAGATTGTATGTTACGTCCAGCTTGTATCCATAATTGACTTACTTCATCTGTAGCTTGTGAAGTTATATCTTCAAGTTTTCTTGTTTGTTCTTGTGCATTAATCAGCGCTCTGTTAAAAGTCTGTTGAGAGATAGCACCTGCCGACAGCAAAACATTTAGCTCATTAATAGTAGAAGCGTATTTTTCATCAGCAGTAGCCAAACTTTCGGTGATCTGCTGTGCTCTTGAAATCTGGTCTTCCTGAAGTCTGAATGCTCGTGTTTCACGTTCGATTGAGTCAATCAAAGGTGCTGCTACTTGAAGTAATCCAAGATCAGCGGCCTGCATCTTGCGAATTTCAGCCGCAGTTTTACCCACCTGTGCGGCTTCACGTTTAAGATCGCTTATGAATTGTTTGCTTTTGTTTATTGCGATAGTAGACGTTTCTGATATCTTATTAATGCTTTTCTCTACTGTATTAAATTCTTTTGCCGCAGGTTTCGCAGCTTTTTCAACATCAGTAAGCTGTTGCCGCATATTTTCAAGGTCTTCAATCGCAAACTCTATGCTTGCCGACAATTGATCTACTTCTTTCTTATCAAAAAGAAGTCCGCCGATTAGCGGTATGTGCTGTTTGTTAGTTTCGGATTTAAGCCTTTCCCTCAAGTCTTCGATTAGTTTTACTTGTCTTTCAATATCTGATAATGGCTTTGCTGAAGTCAGTCTGTTAAAAGATTCTAGTACGCTGTTTAGAACTGGTAGTAATACTTCACCCAACGATCTTGCGTAACTTTCTGCTGTGTTTTTAGTTACTTGCCATTGCGAATCGAGCGTTTTTAAAGTTGCGTCAAATTCTCTGTCAAGTGCAGTTGCGTTTTTTACTTCAGCGTTTGCTAGCGCCATTGTTCTTGTAAAAATATCCATGTTGTTTGCTAGCGGTACTATTGTTTTGGATATTTCTTGACCGCCCAAGCCTACTTTTTCAAGCGCAAGACCTGCATTAATTCCCAGTCTCCCGACAGATTGCAAGAAAAGCTCAAGGGCTTTTGTCTTGTCATCTTTGAATAAAGATGACAGCATCTGTGAATTTATGTTTAAAACTTCAGCGAATTCCAGAAGATCATCTCCTCCGGCCTGCACCCTGTTTGTTATTTCCTGCATCACACGTCCGAGTGATGATCCACCTAATTGCGCCTGAATTCCGACCGACGCCATAGCCGCTGCCATGGCAGATGCTTGAGCAGATGTGACGCCAAAAACGCTTGTTGCCCTTGCTACTTCAGTCGTGATGTTTGCTATTTCTGCTTCAGATGCAGCAGTACTATTGCCAAGCGCAACTATTACACTCGCAAGTGTATCTATACTTGATACATGCTCTCCGGTGATATTCAGTATTCGCGCAAGTGAAGTTGCAGCTTCTTCACCAGCAAGGTTGGATGCTCGTCCCAACTTTGCGACAACAAGAGAAAATTTCTCAAGATTTGCTGCACCTGTTACACCCATCTGCCCGGCAGCTTGGGATAATCCTAAAAGCTCTTGAGTGGTAATCGGCAGTGATCGTGATATTGCATCAATTCTATCACCGAATTTTTTTAGATCATTTCCGATCAATCCGGTGGTCTTGCTTACACCAACGAGAGCAGTTTCAAATTTTGCCGCAGCAGAAACAGCAGATGAAAAAGCAGCACCAAGAGCCTGTATAGTAACGATACCGGCGCCCAGTGCTAATATCTTTTTACTTAATCCAGCAGTAGATTTTTCAGCACGACCGCCAGCCAAGGCAAGATCATCAAGCGATTTCTCACCAGCTTTTACTTGTCTGCTATCAACTTTTAGCGTTAGTGATGCTTCATCGGCCATTATTTATTGCGAGTACGTCTATCAGTTTGATTAATCTTACATCTTCTGGCGTTACTTGTGTTTCTGTCAAACTTGCCCACGCCGCGATATCAGGATAACTTATCGGGCACAAGCCAAGCTCTGATCGTCCTCTTGAGCTGTGTAGTTCCACAAACCATCCCCAGATATGTGCATAAAAAAAGGGCTCTTCAACATCAAGTTGATCCGGCTTGACTCCGGTTTTTTTCCAGACGATCTCAAGATGAGATCGCAGGCTTTCTCCGTCGCCCTGTGGTTTTGCCAGATCAAATTCATTTTCTGCGTAAGCAAGCAGTATATCTACTTGCTCTTGGTAAAATTTGTAATTGTTTCGCTTGCTTTGGAAACCTGATCAAGAATTTCATCATTTATCGTGCACAATTTCAAGGCATTTTCAGGAGTCCACGGCGTAGATATACCGCGCCATCCCACGATTCTTATTGATATATATTCGACTCCAAACTGAATATCATCTTCGACACTTCTTAACTCTGGATCACGCTTTCGTTTTTCGTTAAGCGCTTCGATTTGTCGTTGCTGATTTATTCTTGCATTGCGCCATTTCTTTACTTTATCTGATTGCGCTCCGATAACCAACAAAAAAATACCAGTCCCTTTGCCTGACGCATCAAGATATTCAAACTCGTATGGCGTTTCTGAAGCTTTGCATAAATCAAGATCATCGATAGATACTTCTCTCATGTTTTTCCTTTTCATCAAGCTGCGCTGTCTTGCATTTGTACAATTGTATTTCTACGTGCCATGGAAGCTCCACCACTGCCGAAAAATTCGGCTGTAAAAGTGTATGTTCTTACTATGGTTTTTTCTCCATCGTCCGGCGTGTCAGTTGTCAGTTTTACTGCCGGTACTGTAAAAGAAATAAAATCAGAAGTCGCCGTTTGATCGACTGCTACAACAATATCAAGCGGCACAACCGTTTCAGAAATTATCAGATCACGCAAAGTGGTACTATCGAATTGCGCAGTAATGGTGCCAGACACTCTGATCCGGCCAGTGTTCACATCGGCTCCAACATTCGACCCGACCACTGCTCCTGCGTTTTCAGCAGATTTATCAACTGACAGAGCAAAACTTGTAACTGCTGGCTGAACCGCGCCGTTAATCATAATCAAACCATTGATCGCCGCAGTTATTCCTGTATTCGTTGCTGTCGGGCTAGTTAAAACTTGAGATGTTCCGACTGTTCGACCAAGGCCAACAAGACCAAAAGAGCCAGTGTTTACACCAGTCGAAGGCATATCAATAGATACGCTTCCAACTTTTTGATCTGTAAAAGTTTCTGATTTACTGATATTTGAGTACCATTCTTCAACTGTGAAATAATCCTCTGTATGCGCTGCCAGAGGGGTAAAAGTTTCTTTTCCAACGACTGTAAGAACGTAAGTAGCAATAGGCCCTTCAGGAACCATGGGAGTTTCATTAATTACATAAACAGTACACACAAGAGCAGTAACAGACACAACCCATAAATTTTTGTTTACGTTAGCTGCATTAATTCCAGAGCCGCTGATTCGTATGACATGTCCTGCTTTTATGCCGTCAGTCAGAAAGGAACCTGCTCCGCGCGTTATTGTGTAAGTGAATCCTGACACGAAAGCAACTGTTGTAGCAGCCGCAGCAGCTCCCGGGGTTATAGCTGCAAAATTTCTCTCAATCAATGCTGCGAACAAATCTGCATAAGTGCCGGGGGACAATTCAAAGTCTCCAGTACCTTCGCTTTTTTGCAAACCATACGCAGCTCCTGTGCTCATATGATGAGACTGAATCTCATTTGATTCATACATATCTCGTTCAGCTTTGAATACAGTACTTGTGCGACGAAATTCCTTCCCGCCAGTGCCAGATGCAGGGACTCCCAGTCCTGACTGCTTTTTGAAAGACGTGATTTTTTTTATGCCCGATGCTATAGCCATTTTTGCTTCTCCTAATTCATGTTTGCGTAAAATTCTATTATTACAGGTACTTCGTACCTGTCTGCTTCAATTTTCCCCGGCTTTACTTCCGGTGTTCTGCTTATGATCACATTTACCCCGCTGTTAGTGAAAGTTGATCCACGAGCAAAAGTTGAACGTATCAATTCAGCACGTGCAGCAACTGAAGCAGTTCCAACCGAAGTTGGATACATAAGTTTCACTTGCATAAACCCAAGCTCTTTGTGTCTTGCGCCAAACTCGGAATTGTTCGGAGTCGCAAAAAGAATGTGGACTTGTTGATACGCAGTCCCTGAAACCGGAACAAACTTCACATTTTCAAAAGACGTAGAAATAGCCGGGGTAATGTTGTTTAATGCTGTTTCAAGTGCAGCCCTTATCTTTACTATTGACATGCTATCTTGCCTTGAATTTTTTAAGTTTTGAAACAGTAGACATCATCGCAAGTTTGTACACGCCCTGCGGAGCCTGCGTTT